ATCGGCATCGACGGCAGCAACAACGCGCTGCAACTGATCTCGCTGCTGCTGCGCGATAGCGTTGGTGCCGAGGCCACGAACTGCGTCGAGTGCGAGTACCCCGCCGACATCTACCGCCTAGTCGCGCAGAGGGTTCTGGAGATGGTGTCGTCTATGGACCACACCTACGCACAGGGTTGGTCTGAGATCGGCATCACGCGATCCTGCATCAAGCGTCCCGTGATGACGAAGCCCTATGCTGCCACGCTGTACTCATGCAAGCAGTACATCGGAGAGTGGCTGCACGACGAGATGGATCGTCGTCGTCAGGCTGGCCTGTCTCTGCCGTTCACCGATGTGTGGTCCCCCTCGATGTGGCTGGCCAAGGTCGTGCACCAAACCATCGACCAAGTTGTTCCCGGCGTGGCCACGCTGATGAAGTGGCTACAGCAGGTCAGCGACATCTGCGTCCAGCATGAAACGGCGATTTCGTGGACCGCGCCAAGCGGGTTCTGGATCCGGCAGTACTATCCGATGTGGAAGAAAGAAGAGGTCCGCTGCGCCATCGGACCGAAGATCCGCGTCCATGCCATGAACATTGAGGACAACCGAATGTCCCGCCGTGCCAACCGCAATGCGATCACGGCCAACTTCGTCCATGCTCTAGACTCGTCCATCATGGTGTGGTCCACCAACAGGTGCGCCGACCTGCACGGCATTGATGTATTCAGTTGGATACACGATCAAGCGGCAACGCTTGCTCCCAATGTCGGCATCCTGCAATCCGAAATCAAGGAATCCGCCATCGAGGTGTTCTCGATGGATATTCTGGAGAGCTTCAAGACGGAGATTGATGCCCTGCTTCCGGCAGGCGTTTCCGTCCCCGCTCCCCCGCCGCGTGGAGATTTCGATCTCAGTCGTCTTCGCGGTGCCCAGTACTTCTTCGCATGAGATCCGGAGGTTTAGCCATGAGTGACAAGAAGCGTCTCACCAGTCCGAAGGGTGTTGCCGTGTGGCCGAAGGTCAACGAGCCCGACACCAAGTTTGATGTCAAGGGAATCTTCAGCTGCGGTCTTCGGATGTCTGCGGCTTCCGCGGCACCGATGATCGCCACGCTCACGCAGATGTACGACGAGTACTACGCCAGCGAGGTGCGCGATGCCAAGAAGAAGCTGAAGAAGTGCGATCTCCCGTGGAAGGAGTGCACCAACGATTCCGGCAACCCGACGGGGGAGATCGAGTTCAAGTTCAAGCTGACGGCGAAGATCGACACGAAGGACGGACGCACCATCGAGCAGCGTCCAATCCTGTTCGATGCGAAGATGCGTCCGATGAACGACCGCGTGGGCGGCGGCAGCATCGTGCGGATCGGCTTTGAGCCGAACCTCTGGAATGTCCCGGCCACGGGTGTCGGCATGACGCTGCGCCTCAAGGCCGTGCAGGTCATCGAGCTCAAGGAGTTCGGCGGACGCACGGCCAAGGACTTCGGGTTCTCCGAGGAGGAGGGCTTTGAGACGGCCTTCACCGAGGATCAGCCGGAGGAATCCGGCGATGTCGTGGACGGCAAGCAGTTCTGATGGAACTGAAGCTGAACCTAGAGCCCATCGCCTGTCCCCGCCCACGCATCAGCAAGTGGGGTGCGTACTACCCGGCGGCGTACACGGCGTGGAAGAAGAAGGCGGCGAAGGTGGTCCGGGATGCCGTAGCTGGCATCTCGGGCCACCAGCCGTTCACCGATCCCATCGTGGTGACGCTCAGGTTCATTGTTCAGAAGCCGAAGAAGACGAAGCTTGCGGTGCCGCGGCCAGACATCGACAACTACATCAAGTCGATCTTCGATGCCTGCAACACCATCGTGTGGTCCGACGATACGCTGGTGGTCCGGGTTGATGCGGTGAAGGGTTGGTCGGGTCAACATGAACCCGGCATCTACATGACGGTGGAACTGGATGCGAAACGAATCGAACTTCCTTCGGCACGAACCGTGTCCGAAGTGCGGAAGCAAGGACGCTCTGGCCCGCTATAGCGACGGCCACGCATTCTGCTTTGGCTACGGATGTGGCCACTACGAAGAACAAACTACTCAGGACGCTGAGCAAACTCACTCAAGGAGGAGACTGCCTGTGAATCTCATCGAGCAGATCGAGATCGCCGCGCTGCCGAAGCGCGGATTGAACGAGGACACCTGCCGGAAGTTCCGGTACGGAGTCGCGCAGTATCAGAACAAGCCCGTGCAGGTGGCGAACTACCACGGGCCTGACGGTCAGGTGAAGGCACAGAAGTTGCGCTTTGCCGACAAGAGCTTCGTCGTTGTTGGCGACATGAAGGGCTGCGGGTTGTTCGGTCAGAACCTTTGGCGTGACGGCGGCAAGATCCTTGTCATCACCGAAGGCGAGATCGACGCGATGTCGGTCAGCCAGCTACAGGACAACAAGTGGCCTGTGGTCAGCATTCCCACCGGAGCGGCTGGCGCAGAGAAGGCGATCCGCGCGAACCTAGAGTGGATCGAGAAGTTCGAGTCCGTGGTGTTCATGTTTGACATGGACGAGCCGGGGCAGGGCGCAGCCACGGACTGCGCGATGCTGCTCACTCCCGGCAAGGCGAAGATCGCGCAGCTCCCACTCAAGGATCCGAACGAGTGCCTGACGGCAGGACGCGGCCGCGAGGTGATCGACGCGATGTGGGGAGCGAAGGTCTACAGGCCGGACGGAATCATCGACGGCCGCGACCTCTGGGTCGAGATCAACGCGAAGGATCAGCCGAGCCTTCCGTACCCGTGGGCTGGCCTACAGGACAAGCTGCACGGTCTTCGTCTCGGTGAGCTCATCACCGTGACATCCGGCTCGGGCATCGGCAAGAGCTCCGTGTGCCGAGAGCTGGCGCATTGGTTGCTTGGCATGGGCGGCACCGTCGGATACATCGCGCTTGAGGAATCCGTCCGCCGCACCGCTCTCGGCATCATGTCCGTCGAGCTGTCGAAGAAGCTGCACATCGACAAGGAACGCGAGTCTATTCCAGAGGATGAACTGCGGCTTGCCTTTGACCGCACCGTGGGATCTGGTCGGATGTTCCTGTACGACCACTTTGGTTCGTGCGATTCGGAGAACCTACTGGCCCGCATCCGCTACATGGTCCGCGGCCTTGAGTGCAAGTGGATCTTCCTCGATCACATCAGCATCGTCGTGTCCGGCATTGACGATGGCGAGGAGCGGCGCATCATTGACAACACGATGACGAAGCTGCGGATGCTGGTACAGGAACTGGGATGCGGAATGATTCTTGTCAGCCACCTCAAGCGGCCAAAGGAAGGATCGCATGAGGAAGGCGGCCAGACGAGTCTCGCACAGCTGCGTGGGTCTGGTGCGATTGGTCAGCTCAGCGACATCGTGATCGGTCTGGAGCGCGACCAGCAGAACGAGACGAAGAAGAACATCACGAAGATCCGTGTGCTGAAGAACCGATTTGGAGGCGACACGGGCAGGGCTGGAGAACTGCGTTGGGACAAGGACACGGGTCGATTGTCGGAAAGCCGATTCGACTTCGCGGCCGAGGATGAAGAGCTACCGAACTTCTAGGAGGAAACATGAGACGAGTTGCATTTGACATCGAGACGACATCGCTGAACCCGATGGAGGGTGACATCCTGTGCATCTCCATCTTGCTGGACAAGCAGGACCAACCCGCCGTCACCTTCAAGCGTGACGAGGTGGACAAGGCGATCCGGATGATCTTGTCCAGCGACTGCGTGATTGGCCACAACATCATCGGCTTCGATATCCCGTACATCGAGGGATGGCTCACACGCCACGACCTGTCCATGTACGAGGACTGGATGTTCAAGAAGCGGAACATCGCGTGGCACGACACGATGGTCATGGCCCGTCTGGTCTACCCCGATCAGAAGGAGCGTGACTTCGCGGCCAAGGAGTTCCCGACCGAACTGATCGGCAAGCACTCGCTCAAGGCTTGGGGCTACCGCCTCGGCTTACTCAAGGGCGACCTGCTGGAGAAGGTCACGGACTTCTCTAACCTGCAATACAGCGATGAGCTGGCCGAGTACAACCGTCAGGACTGCCGCATCACGCTGGAGCTGTGGAAGAGGCTGGACTCCGAGATTGATCCCGGAGCGAAAGCACTACAGTTGGAGACAAAGTTTGCATCTTTGATCCAAAGGCAAATGAACCGCGGCTTCTGCTTCGATATCCAAGCAGCGCACCAGCTGACGGCCGAGCTCCAGAAGCGGAAGCTTGAGCTGACGGAGACGCTTCAAGCCACCGTTCCGCCGACGATCATCCAGCTCAAGACCAAGACCAAGACGATCCCGTTCAACCCCGGCAGCCGTGACCAGATCGCTGAGTATCTGATCTCACAGGGCTGGAAGCCTGAGGTGTTCACCCCATCAGGCAAGCCGCAGGTGGACGAGTCGATCCTGTCGGTGATGCCGGGTCCGACTGCGGCCGCGATCTGCGAGTACCTGACCGTGGCCAAGAGGCTCGGGCAGGTTGCCGAGGGTGACGAAGCATGGCTCAAGGCCGAGAAGACCGGCCGCATCCACGGCTATGTGAACACCAACGGAGCGATCACCGGACGGTGTACCCACAGCCGACCGAACATCGCGCAGGTCCCAGCCGTCAACGCATCGTGGGGCAAGCAATGCCGCGCCCTGTTCCGAGCGACACCGGGGATGGTCATGCTTGGATGCGATGCGTCCGGCTTGGAGCTCCGCTGCCTTGCCCACTACCTCGCTGCGTGGGACGGCGGCGAGTACGCGAATGTCATCTGCAACGGAGACATCCATACCAAGAACCAGCAGGCCGCTGGGCTGGCCACGCGCAACGACGCGAAGACATTCATATATGCGTTCTTGTATGGGGCTGGCGACGAGAAGATCGGGAACATCGTCGGCGGCAAGGCGGAAGAGGGTAAGAAACTCAAGGCAAAGTTCCTTGCAGCTACCCCCGCCCTGAAGAAGCTGCGCGATGCCGTCGCTGCCAAGGTTGACCGCGGATACCTGATCGGTGTCGATGGCCGAAAGCTGTGGATTCGAAGCAAGCACAGCGCGTTGAACACGCTGCTGCAATCTGCCGGAGCCATTGCGGTGAAGCAGGCGACCATCCTTATGGATGATGCGATCCGGCATTCCGGGTTCAACATCCATCAGGTGGCGCACATCCACGACGAGATCCAGTTTGAGGGACCAAAGGATCAGATCGAGGCGTTCGCTTCCTATACGAAGCAGGCATTCCAGTTGGCGGGTGAAATGCTCGGGTTCCGCTGCCCTCTGGATGGGGAGTACAGAATCGGAAGGAACTGGGCAGAAACGCACTAGTTGAAACGCTACCTAGCGGGATACCTCGATGGTGAGGGCTGCATCAGGTGGCAGGGAAACAGGGCGTATGTGTCCATCACGAACACCTATCCCCATGTGCTGATGCTGATCGCCAACCGATTCAAGGGTTCCGTCAGGACGCTCAAGAACAACAACCGAAACCACCGGACTGTCTACAGGTGGGAGGCCAGCGGACGACACGCTGTCCGGTTCCTGCGGATGGTCCGACCATACCTGATAGAGAAGAAGCGGCAAGCCAACATCGTGATCGAGCTAGACAGCATCGGAGTCGAGTACGATTCCTCCTATGTCAAGCATCTGATCGCAGAGCTGGCCATGCTCAAGAGGATTGATTATGCCAAGCAAGAAGACAGAAGCGTTGATTGACGGCGACATCCTGATCCACCGCATCTCCGCGGCCGTAGAGGTCCCGTGGCAATGGGACGACGACATCTGGACATTGCACAGCGATGCACGGATGGCAAAGCACCTGCTCGATGTTGAGATCGCCAGCATCCGCGAGAAGCTTGGCGGCAAGTCCGTCAAGGTCCTGATCTGCCTGTCGAGTCCGAACAACTGGCGCAACACCCTGCTCACGACATACAAGTCCAACCGCAAGGGAAACCGGAAGCCGATTGTCTACAAGGATCTTCGGGCGTATGTGTCGAACACCTACGATGTCGCGGTCATGCCCACGCTGGAGGCCGACGATGTGATGGGGATCATGGCCACCGATCCGAAGCGGAAGAACCGCGTGATCGTCACCATCGACAAGGATCTCCGCACCGTTCCGGGTGTGCACTTCAACCCTGACCACGACACGCATCCGCGCGTGATCGCGGAGAACGAGGCCAACTACGCGCACATGATGCAAACCCTGTGCGGCGACAGCACGGACGGCTACAGCGGATGTCCGGGTGTCGGGCCGAAGAAGGCCGAGGCCATCTTGGCGAACGGACACACTTGGGATCTTGTTCTCGATGCGTTCCGGAAGGCGGGACTGTCCGAGGACGAAGCATTGGTGCAGGCGCGTGTCGCTCGGATCCTGCGGCACCATGAGTTCGACCAGAGAACATCGGAGGTGAAGCTGTGGACTCCAGCAACTTCGTCCTAAAGGACAGCGGATCACGCGAGGAGTTTGAGACGGGAAGCCGTCGTGATACCCGAAGCGGCAAGGGACGCTATGACCTGATGAGCCCGTTCGTTCTGGACCGCGATGCTCGGCTGCTTGAGCTAGGTGCGGCGAAGTACGGCGAACGGAACTGGGAGAAGGGTCAGCCCATCTCCCGGTTCATCGACTCGGCCATGCGTCACCTGCTGCGCTATGTACAGGGCCATCGAGACGAGGACCATCTGGCCGCGGCTCGGTGGAACATCGGAGCAATCATGCACATGGAGGAGATGACGGTCCGAGGCATCGTGCCGATGGGCCTGTTCGATCTCCCAGACTGGTCAGGTGTCTCTGCCGAGGACCCTGCTCAGGATTGCACTCGGCATGGAAACACCCCAATGAAGAGCATGAAGGGCAAGAAGGGCATGAAGCACGAAATGACCGAGAGCAAGAAGGAGCGCAAGGCCGAGTACGGTCCGAAGCCCAAGATGAAGTCCGGCAAGAAGAAGTGATGCGCTCCCTATCCGCCTACCTGATTCAAAGGCGGATGGCTCAAATCTTCGCTGACTCGATTCAGGGCTGCGATGTTGTCGAGGTATTCCTTGAGGACATCGCAGCCCATCTTCGTGTCTGGCCTGCCCAGATCGTGGCCATCGTCGGCCGCAGGAAAGGCCGCCGGGAGCTGGAGCTCATGGCCATGAACTCAGGAATCCGGATCCGGGTGACATACAAACCGGGTGTCATCATGGTATTCACAAGGTAGGTACCTTATGGACATGGACCCAAAGAATGCGCCCCTCCCGGTGACGAGCGAACTAGTCACCATGCTCGATGAGCTGATCCCAGAGAAGTGCCCAGACCTCTCGACCTCCGACAGGGAAATCTGGCACTACAGGGGAATGAGGCAGGTCGTTCACCTCCTCCGCAGTCACCTCAAGGAACGAACCGAGAACCGCCATGTGCAGCAGCCCTAAGATGCCCCCGATGCCGGAGCCCCCAAAGCCCCTGCCCCCGCCGGAACCGCCGCCGCCGCCCCCGATCAATCCGCCGCGCAACACCCAGATGATGACCCCCGCGGATGTTTCTGGTGGTCTGCCTGTCATCAACCCAGACGAGTACACGCGGCGGGGCCGCGGACGCTCGGCCCTGACCATTCCGCTTGAGGGCGCAGCCACGGGCGGACTCAACATTCCTACGGGGTAAACCATGCGAACGGCTGAAGCCATCTACATGAACCTTGAGTCGCAGAGGGAGGTCTACCTCCAACGCGCTCGGGAGTGCGCCAAGCTCACGCTGCCGATGGTCATGCCGGAGAAGGGCGCGAACTACTCGACGGAGTTCGATACCCCGTATCAGGGACTCGGTGCGCGTGGCGTGAACAACCTAGCCTCGGCCCTGCTCATGTCGCTGTTGCCCCCGAACCAGCCGATGTTCCGTCTGGTCGTGGACAAGATGGCCATCCGTCCCATCGCTGAGATGGACGAGATCAAGACCGAGATCGACACCACCCTGTCGGAGATCGAACGGGCGGTGATGCAGGAGATCGAGACAACTCAGGTGCGTGTGGGCACATTTGAGGCGTTGAAGCACCTGATCGTCACGGGCAATGTGCTGCTGTACCTGCCGAACGAAGGCGGTATGCGGGTGTTCAACATGAACGCCTATGTCGTGAAGCGCGACCCGATGGGGAATCCGAAGTGCGTGGTCACGAAGGAAACCGTCTCGGCCTATGAGCTCCCGGAGGCATACGCTGAGTACATCCCCCGCCGCGAGGGCACGGAGGGCGAAAGCACCTACGAGGACACCATCGACCTGTACACCAAGGTCGAGTGGATCCGCGGCCGGGTCCGGGTGCAGCAGGAAATCGGTGGCAAGGTCATTGAGGAAACCAAGGGTTCCTATCCGGAAGACAAGTGTCCGTGGATGCCTCTCCGTATGTCTCGCGTGGACGGAGAGGACTGGGGACGCTCGTATGTCGAGGAGCTGATTGGTGATCTCAAGAGCCTTGACGGCTTGCATCAGGCCGTGGTCGAGGCTTCGGCTGCGGCCAGCAAGCTGGTCATCGTGGTCAACCCGAACGGCTCGACTCGCATCCGTGCAATCGCACGGGCGCGTAGCGGAGACATCATCGAGGGCAATCCCGCCGATGTCGGTGTGATCCAGACCAACAAGGGCGCGGACCTGAACACCGCCCTGTTGACCATCAACACCATCAAGGAGCGTCTGTCGTATGCGTTCCTGTTGACCGAGGCCACGATCCGTAACGCAGAGCGCGTGACGGCCGAGGAAGTCCGGCTTGTGATCCAGTCCATCGAGCGGCAGCTCGGCGGCATCTACTCGGTGCTGTCTCAAGAGTTTCAGCTTCCTCTGATCCGTCGAGTGATGGATCGGATGAACCAGACGAATCGCCTGCCGAACATCCCGGAGAAGTACATCAAGCCCACCATCATTACCGGCGTGGATGCACTTGGTCGCGGCAACGATCTCAACAAGCTCGATGTGTTCCTTGCAGGCGCGGCTCAGGTACTGGGCCCGCAGATGCTTCAGGAGTATGTCAAGATCCCCGAGTATCTGGCTCGTCGGGCCGCCAGCCTCGGTATCGACACCAAGGGCCTGATCGTGACGGAAGAAGAACTGGCCGCTAAGATGCAACAGCAGCGGCAGATGCAGATGCAAGACCAGTACGGTCCGGAGCTGATGGGCTCCCTTGCCAAGGGCGTTGCGAACAACCCGCAGATTGCCTCGCAGATGATGCAGGCCGCCTCAGGCGCACAGCCCATCCAACAGTAACGAGGAATCATGGAACAAGTCGTCGTCACAACTTCAGAGACAGGACCAGATGCACCCGTGTCGGAAACCGCGAAGGCGGCTCCCGAGCGGATTGCGATTGAGACGGAGAAGGGGATTCAGTTCCTCGCTCCCGAAGCCGTGGACCCGATGGCAGCTCGACCCGAGTGGCTGCCGGAGAAGTTCAAGAGTCCGGCGGAACTGGCCAAGGCGTATCAGGAGCTTGAGCGGAAGATCGGCAAGCCTGCGGCACCGGAGACTGCACCCGAGTCTCCGGCTCCCAAGGCTGCCGATACCCCTCAGGCACCCGACGCGCAGCTTGGCGAGTTCGCCAAGTACACCGAGGAGTACACCAAGACGGGCAACCTCTCGGAGCAGAGCTACAAGGAACTTCTGGATCGCGGCATCCCGAAGGTCCTTGTGGATAACTACATCGCCAACTTCAAGAGCGCGGCCTCGACGCAGGTCGCTGCCCTTGAGGCGCAGGTGGTGGCAGCCGTTGGCGGCCCGCAAGAGTACGCGGCCATGCAGGTGTGGGCCAGCAAGAACTTCTCCGCTGAGGAGATCACGGCCTACAACCGGGCAATGGAGACGAACGATCCGCAGATGATGGCGTTCGCCGTCCGTGGCCTTGAGGCCCGGTTCAAGGCCAACAGCGAACCCCGGCTTATCTCGGCCGCTCCCAACAGCAAGAGCTCTGGATTCCGCAGCCACGCCGAGATGACGGCGGCGATGCGTGATCCTCGGTATGCGATTGATCCCGCGTACCGCGCCGATGTGGCGGCTCGGATCAAGTCATCGAACCTCTTCGGAGTCGGACAATGAACAACAAGAACACCACCATCGCGGGCATCGGATCCATCCTTGTGGCTGTCGGCGGACTTCTTGTGGCTTGGTTCGACGGTGACACCGCAACCAACCCGGACTTCACCACGGCCATCGCTGCGATCATGGCTGGCATCGGCCTGATTATGGCGAAGGATGCGAAACCCCCGACCGGGGGAGGAAATGCTTGAGCGAATCGTCGCGCAAATCGCCCTCGCGTTGTTCGGGTGGCTTGACAAGCGTCTGTCCCGCGGCCATGTGGCTAAAGATGCTGATGTGGACCGGGATTCTCTGCGCCGCGCTGCTGGTCGTATCAATGACTGGATGCGTGAGCAGGACCGTGTTCGTTCCGGAGGACTCCCCGATGCGGATCGGGGAACCGGGAGGAGCGCGGATGAAGGTCTACCACCGGATCGACGGTGAGTGGGTCAGGTCGGAGAACCGAGTGACCATCCCCGAAGGGTGGTATCTGGTACCTCCGTCATACATCAATGAGTAACTACGAACGGACGGCGGAAACGCCGTCCTTTCGCTTTCGGTAGGCAAGAGCATGGGCCCGCTGCGGCGGACAACCTGTAGACCAACGCCACCGCATCGTTTCAACCAACAAGCAAATCAGAACAAGGAGCCACACAGATGGCATTCAAGCTTTCCGCGCTCGGCGCATCCAACGGTTCGTCCGGATGGACCGGAACCTACGCGACCGACACCGCACTCTTCCTCAAGGTCTTCGCTGGCGAGGTCCTCACGACCTTCGAAACCAGCACCGTCATGCTTCCGCTTCACACCGTCCGCACCATCAGCGAGGGCAAGTCGGCACAGTTCCCGGTGACGGGCACGGCGGCCGCTGGGTACCACACCCCGGGTCAGTCGATCTACCTCGGCAATCAGGTCAATGGCTTTGTCTCTGACAACGCCTCAACCTACGCGAACGGGGCTGAGATCACGGGCTTCAACACCACCTACCTCAACCAGATCAAGCACGCTGAGAAGGTCATCAACATTGATGACGAACTCATCGCAGCGACCTTCATCTCCAAGCTTGATGAAGCCCGCAACCACTACGATGTCCGCTCGATCTACTCGACGGAACTCGGTCGTGCGCTGGCCAAGCAGATGGACAAGAACCTGATCGGTCTTGGCGTTCTTGCTGCCCGTGCATCCACCACGATCACGGGTGGAAACGGCGGCAGCAGCCTCGACATCTCGACCGCAGCCTCCCGCACCGCCGTCACCGCTGCTGATCTCATCGCGGGCATCCACGATGCTGCTCAGAAGCTCGATGAAAAGGATGTCCCGTCGGAAGACCGCTACTGCATCGTTGAGCCGTGGGCTTACTACAAGCTCGTTCAGGACAAGTCGCTCGTCAACAAGGACTTCTCCGCGGCCAACGGCGACTTCGCTGGCGGCATCATCCTTGAGGCGGCTGGTGTCAAGATCATCAAGTCGAACAACGCTGCTTCGGTATTCGGCGTGAATGTCTCGGCCGTCACGGGTCAGCAGAACACCTACTCGGGCAACTTCTCGTCCACCGTTGCTCTCGTCTTCCACAAGTCGGCCATCGGCACCGTCAAGCTGATGGACCTCAAGATGGAGACTGAGTACTCGGTCGAGCGTCGTGGCAACCTGATGGTCGCTGGCTACGCCATCGGCCACGGCATCCTCCGTCCGGAGGCGGCCGTCGAACTCAAGCAGTCCTGATCCTGCTGAGTGACAGAGAACCCAAGGGGGACTAGGGGAAACCCTAGTCCCTCTCTTTCAAGGAGATCCCATGCCAGCATCAACCACCAAGATCGAGGCCGTCAACACGATCCTGTCGGCAGTCGGAAGTTCTCCGATCAACAGCCTCACAGGAGCGCAGTCGGGCGATGTACGCATCGCCATCTCGACTCTCGATGAGATCAGCCGAGAAGTTCAGGCCGTGGGCTGGCATTTCAACACCGACGAGAAGGTGCCGCTGACTCCGGATCCGACCACCCTTGAGATCACGCTGGCCGAGAGCATCGTCCGGTGCGACCTTGAGGAGGAGTTTGCGACCAACCTCGACATCGTGCAGCGTGGCCGCAGGCTGTACGACAAGACCAACCGCACCTACCAGTTCACCAACCCTCTGCAAGCGACCACCGTGACGCTGCTTGAGTGGGACGATCTTCCCGAGCAGGCGCGGCGGTACATCCTGATCCGTGCTGCCCGCATCTTCAACGACCGGATGGTCGGCAGCGTCGAGCACCACCAGTTCACGGCTCTGGACGAGATGCAGGCCCGTGCGGCCCTTGTCGAGTTTGAGGGCGACACGGCGGACTACAGCATCTTCGACAACTGGGCCGTCGGCCGAATCGTCTACCGAGGTATCTGATGCTCATTGCGACGAACATCCCAAGCCTGCTGAACGGGGTAAGCCAGCAGCCCGCCACGCAACGGTTCTCGTCGCAGGCCGAGGATCAGGTCAACGCATACTCGTCCGTTGTCGAGGGTCTGGGCAAGCGTCCGTGCACCGAGTTCATCGGGAAGCTGCTCAACTCCAACATCACCGCTTCCAGCAACTTCGTGCATGGAATCAACCGCGATGCGACCGAGCGTTACATCGTGGTCATCGGCGGTACGAGCACATCGAACATCCGTGTGTACGACCTCAACGGTACGCAGAAGACCGTCAACACTCCGGACGGGACCACCTATCTGAACACTAGCGAGAAGGCACGGGATATCCGCTGCGTCACGATTGGTGATTACACCTTTGTTCTGAACAAGTCGATCACTACAGCCATCGACAACACGACGACGGCAGCACGGAATCCTGAAGCTTTGTTTGTCGTGCAGAACGGTGCATACCACAGCGAGTACATAATCAAGATTGGGACATCCACTTATACACACCTCACAGGTGGAAACACCAAAG